AAAAGACGTGTCCATCTCGTCAGCGACATGCTGGTATCCATATGGGATGCAAACTATACAACTCCTTCCCCATCTGCCCATCATTGCGTGTAGGCGTCCTTTGACGACGTCCGTTCTTTTTCACCTCAATGTGGAGAAGAGCGAGCGCATAGAAGAAAGAAGAGAATATGACATCGCCACAGCAACCACAGCCATATGTGCCTGCGCCGCAACCCCAACAACCGAATGCGGCCGTGCCGCAGCCGCAGCCCTACGCGTCCGCATCACAGCAATATTATCCGCCTGCCGCTCAACAGCCTCAGCCAATGGCTCCGGTTCCCGTTCCGACGGGAGCGGCGTTGCGTACCAAACGCGGCCTGCTCAAATTCGTGCTGCTTGGTCTCATCACTTTCGGCATCTACGACATTTGGCAGATGAGTGAGGTTGGGGAAACCTTGAACCTGATCGCCACGCGTCGCGACGGCAAGCGCACCATGCACTATTGCCTCATGTTCTTCATTGTCGGCTGGCTGACTTTCGGCATCGGCTGGCTTGTCTGGAACCATCGTCTCAGCGCTCGAATCGGCACCGAACAGGCCGCCCGGCATTTGCCGGTGACCGTGACGGCCGCGACATACTGGCTATGGAGCGTTCTCGGCACGTTGATCATCGTCGGGCCGTTGGTCTACACATACAAGATCCTGCATGCCATGAATGATCTGAGCGCCGACTACAACATGCGTGGCATCTGAGTTTCTTTTGTGCGCACAATCATTGAAGCCCGGAATTCCAAGTGGCAAAACCATTGGAACTCCGGGCTTTTTGTCGGGCTGACAGGATTTGAACCTGCGACATTCTGCTATATTCGGGCATGGCATGACTGAGCGTAGCCGGGTGTGAGCATTGTCAAGAACGTTGAAATTCCAACGTTCTTGACAATACGATACGCAGTGGTTCGCTTTGTTGAAATTAACTGTTCGCAACTGTCATCGTGTCGATATCGTGTCGATGTGGTCGAACCGCGCAGCCTTCCATCGGAAAATGAAAAAGGCCCCTCCCTCAGCATAGAAGCTGAGAGAGGGGCGAGTTCGAGTCTCACGTCAGAAAATTAATCACTGGCCGTCCTCGTCGGCCTTGACAGACGTGAGCTGGCTTACGCCGATGAGCGCGCCGACGAACAAGCCGATCGCGTTGATGGTCGTAACGAGTTCGCCGCAATGCGGCAGTCCCCATTGCGGGCCGACCGCACCAACCAACCATGCGATGGCCGGCAAGGCGATCAATGCGAGCCACTTGAGTATGTCGTATACCCTGCCCGGCAGCAGGTAATCGGATTTCGGACTATTGGATTCATCCATTTTTCACCTCCTTAAACATTGCGGCAACCGTCTCCACAACGCTTAAAGTCGTGGAAACGGGAGTTTCAGCGCAGGTACTGTCCGGGATAGATAACGTATGGGCTGCGGATGCCATTGCGTGCGGCAGCCGACTGCCAGCCGGATCCGTAGATGCTCCAAAGGCTTTCGCCGGAACGGACCACATGGCCTCCGACCCCGCTCGAAGCGATGGACACGGACGCGCCGCCATAGGTGACGATCTGCCCCGGATAAATCCTGTTGACGTCACCGCTCGGCACACGCCAGGCGGACACCGGCTTCAGGCCGGTGCGTTCGGCTATGGCGCACATGGTGTCGCCGGAACGGACCACGACGCTACGCGAACCCGTGGCGGCCGTTCCGCCGGAACCTCCGCCGAGGCGACTGTTGACGATCTGCATGACCGCCGCGTAATTGCCACCCAACGCCTGCCTGCGGGCCGGATCGTTGCCGAAGTCGCCGCGGATGGTGCGCGTGGCCAAAGCGTTCAGGTCGACCGTCGGAGCGGTCGTTGGCTGGGGCTTCGGCTTGACGCTCGGCAGATTCGCCGCGCCCTTGTCGTCGGGGTTCGCGTACTTGCGCCATGCCGCGCGGTCGCCACGGAACTTGTTCAGGTCGAGTCGTCCGGACCAGCCGTTGAGACTGCCGTTGGACGTGTATTGCCTCATCACCTCGCCGCGCGCTCCGATGTTCCACGGGGCGGTCTGGTAACCGGTGACCATGTTCGTGGCGTACTGGGCGATCCAGATGCCGCAGTTTAGTTCGGTCTCCATGCCGGCGACCTGCCAGTAGCCGGAGTCCATCGTGTAGATGATTGGGTTCACGCCCGTCAGTCGCTTGACCTCGCGCGCCCACCTGCGTGGCCACTGCTTGTCGCCCCAGGCGGCGTTGTCCTGCGCCTCCCAGTCGAGGATCAGGACGCTCTTGTGCACGTATCCGCGCACATTGTCGACGAAGAACCGGGCTTCGGTCTCCGGGTTGCCGCCGCGAGCGTAATGGTAGATGCCGGTCTCCTTGCCGCTGTTGATGGCTCCGGCGAGTTGTCGGTTCGCGTCGGTGTTGACGCCGTTGGACAGGCAGCCGCCGTATACGCCGCCGGATCCCCATGTGGTGCCGACGATGACGAAATCTGCCGGCACGGTCGCGGTGTCGATGCCGCACTGCCAGTTCGAGATGTCGTATCCGTTCATGTCGGCCATCGCGGCCGGCGCGACAGCCATGGAGATGGCGACCGCGAGCGCGGTCAGTAGCTTGCGCCATTGTCGGCGTGGATTCATGTGCTTGTGTTTCGGCTTGCCTTTGTTGAGGATGTTCAATTCCTCTCCTTTCCTTTGTCCGTACCGTCCGCCTTGTACGGACGGTGTGGAAATCTTTTGAATCTTTCAATCTGTGTTCGCGATATGCGCGTCACGTATGTCTTGGATCATCGAGGTTCCGGTTCCATTGCCGCCCAGACCGTGGTAAGCGGCATATATTCGTTCCGCGCTTTGCTTCAACGGAATGCTCGCAACACCACCTGCATCGACCATCTGACGGTGCAGAGCCTCGAGTTTGCAGAACAACAGTTCCCTGACGCCCTCATGCAGTGGATCGTGACGTTGGTCGACCTTGCTCAGAATCCAGGTGACGAACACGCCGCTGCCTCCGCTGCCGATGATGGCGATAACGATTGCGACGATGGTTTCCTGGCTCATTGGGAGTCCTTCCGAAAGGAAAATCCCACACGTGGCTACCGTTGGAAGCTGCGATAACTACGTGTGGGATTTTGGAGGTTGAAATGTTGTTAGGAACGTTTGTGGATGAGGTCTGGTGGCCCTCCTGCGGGAAGCTTCGCGAGTGCACGAGGGTGGGCTACGAGTCGGCCTACCGCTGCCACATCCAGCCGAAATGGGCTGGCGTCGACATGGAGTCGATCACCGCGAACGACATCGAGGAGTGGCTTGGCTCGTTCAATCAGGCCGGCGCCGCGCGCAAGGCGTGGGCCGTGCTGCGGGCGATACTCCGACTCGCCTATCGCAAGGGAGTCACCGACAATGACGTGACACGTCGTGAAATCAGACTGCCGCACCTGCGGCGGTATGAGCCGCGCGTGCTTGACGTCAGACAGGTAAGACGGCTGCTCAAAGGCTTCTACGGTCACGCGTTGGAAGCCTGGTTATTGGTCTCCGTCTGCGCGGGACTGCGCCGATGCGAGTCCGTCGGCATTGAATGGGCCGACTTGGATTTACGCCGGGGAACCGTGACCGTCAAAAGGTCAGTGCAATGGGTCGCTGGACATGAAACGGTCACCGACCCGAAGACCGACCAGAGCCGACGGACGGTCGCACTACCACGGTTCGCAGTCAAACGGCTCGCGCAATTGCGCCACGGCAGAACCGGCAGGCTGGTCGGCGATCTGAACGCCAACCAGGTGGCAGCTCATTACACGTCATGGTGCCAACGCATGAAACTCCCCTGCGTGCCGCCAAGGAACCTCAGGCACACCTTCGGCACTCTGGCAATCGCTGCGGGAGCCGATATCTCAGTGGTCGCACGACAACTCGGTCACAGCGACATCAAGACAACCGCCCGCTACTATCTCCGCCCCGATTTGTCCGTGCTGAGAAGTCTGCAGCGGGCATGGGAAAGACTCATCATCGGAGCCGCGTAGCTTTCCGTAACCCAGACGCTTATCACCTGCCAGTATGGCAAGGTGACGGGCGTGAAAGCCG